AGGTACAGTAGATTGTATCGCAGAATATAATGGTGAGTTATCAATAATAGATTTCAAAACTGCTGCTAAACCTAAACCAAGAGATTGGATTGAGAATTATTTTGTGCAGGCTGCTGCCTATGCATGTATGTTCTATGAAAGGACAGGTATTCCTGTCAAGAAACTTGTCATACTTATGACATGTGAGAATGGAGAAGTGACAGTTTACGAAGAGTATGATAAAATGAAGTATATGAAACTACTTGTAAAGTACATTCAAAAATTTGTAGAGGACAAACTTAATGGCAACCAAGACCAAGACTAAGACTGAAATGAGAGCAGTTCTCAAGAAGAACTTCCTATGTCAGGACAAGTTTTCTAATGACATCGAGATGTTAGTCAAGGATAACAATGGCATGAATTATATTGAGGCTATCTGTCACTACTGTGAGCAGAATAGTATTGAGATTGAAAGTGTGTCTAAACTTATATCCAAACCAATAAAAGAAAAGTTAAAATGTAATGCTATTGACCTAAATTATTTGAAGAGGACATCTAAAGCAAAGTTTCTTATCTAATGTACGAAGACTGGATTGCATCTAGGGTAAACAGTGCTGACTATTTGAAGACCAGTTTGAAGGAACTGAAGTTTGCAAAGAAGGTCAATCAGTTGCAACCAGACAGGTTGAAGGAAATTTATCGTAAGGCTTCTGCTGTAAGAAGACTTAGAGGATTTTGGATAACAAATTTCAAACAGACAACTGATGAAGAAGTTGCTGAACTAGAACGTGAGAGACCTACTACTAGGTTATTGAGTATACATGTCATCAATGGATGTAACCTTGCATGTAGAGCATGTAATCACAACAGTAGTCTGTTAGGTATTGATAGTAGAGTAGATATAGATCAACTGTTACAAGATATAGAAGTTATATTACCAAAGATATATGTGTGGAGTCACATTAGTGTGATAGGTGGTGAACCATTGCTGGAACCACGCACTAGAGAAGTGACAAAAAGAATATGGGAGTTGTGTCAGGAAACTAATCAACCATGTAATGTCAAGTTGTTTAGTAATGGATCTAAACTCAAGCAAGAGAAAGAATGGATAGTTGATGAGATGATGAAGGGTGTAGTGTTTAGATTGACATTCCATAAACCTTGGTATACAATAGAGGGGTCAAAGAACTATGAGAATGCCTATGATTTCATGGAGTACGCCAAGAGCAGAGGGTTAGATGTAAATGGTGGCACGTTTGAACTGAGTGAAGCATTCAGATATGATGACGGGTCACCTAGACAATGGTTTGATCTAGTCAAGTATGATTATTCAGGTGATAGTATAAAGTATTATCCATACGAAGATAAGAATCCTGTAGAAAGTTTCAAGCATTGTAGTTGCCCTAACTCACAGTTATACAACGGTCATCTATGGAAGTGTCCTATGATATCCTATCTTAGGGAGTCGTTAGCAGTGACAGGACAGTTAGAAGATCCAGAGTGGCAAAAGTATTTGGATTACAAACCTACTAGCATCATTGGTACAGAGAAAGAACTAAGAAAATCCTTCAAAGAAGTTCTAGTTCCACATGATATTTGTAACATGTGTTCTGCTAATCCTAAATGGTTCACTGCAACTGAACAATTAGATCCTAAGAAAAAGAAAAATGTTGAGATGTTCCAACCGAAGACCTATGACACCGTTTGATACTTATAAACAATATCTTGCATTCAAAAATCATTTTACAAAAGAAAAGTATGACTACCATAAGTATGGTGGTGCATCTAGAGCAAAGGTAGAGTCATTTTATAAGAGAAAGGATAGGTATTTCTTTGAGAAGACATCGAGAAAGTATAAAGATGAGGAAGTATGTGATTTCTTTCTTGCTAACTTTGTGGCAACAGATAATCCTCAAGGTGTATGGATAGGAAATATTATTAAGACAGGTGAAGTAGTATATAAAGATTGGATGAAGAGGCAGCAGAGTTTATTCTATAACTTCAAGCAAGACTCAGAAGATATGATGGATCAATATGATTATGATGAGTTCTTTGATGCATCTAAAGGTCACCCACCTATACTTAGGGAACATTTGGCAGGTAGGATAAGTGTAGAACAGATGTGTATCTATGAGAAACTATTTTCATACTGTAAAGATTATGATAGACAGTTAGATGATCCTGTATGGAAAACCGTAGGTCTAAAGATAAAGAAGTATATACCGTTTCTAAATATTGACAAGGACAAGTACCGTAATTATTTACTGAAGAGGGTTAGAGAAAGATATGGCTAAGTTTTTTCAATCAGAGACTGTAAGAGATGAGATGGAAGATATCTATGACATGCAAAAAGAACTCATGGATGTCATTGCGAAGTTTCCTTACATGAGTGATGAGGCTAAGTTCATACACATTGAAACTGTTAAGGAACTACTGGAGAAGCAACAGATAATGTGGACTAGGGTTTCATTATCTGATGATCCAGAAGCTAAGAAAATGAAAGAATCTATTCGTAAAGGATCAAAAGAAATGGGATTTGGTGATGCAGATATTAATATGATATTCAAAAACATGAGATACACTTTGGATGCGGTACAACAAAGTCTCCGTCGTTAAATGGACCAGTGCTATTATAATACCTATCGCTATGGTATTTCATGTAATGGGATGGACTCCGTGGAATAGTATTCTACAGATGTTTGGTGCTGCTGGATGGGTGTACGTTGGTACTAAAACAGGTGAACGTGCTTTGATTTTAAACTTCCTTCCACAGTTCTTTATCATCATTCCTGGACTAATAATTCTATGGTTGACAACACCTAAATAGTGTTGTATACTATGTTTACGGTGAAAATCTAACACAATCCACCTAATACAACGAATATGTCATTCGCTAATTTAAAGAAGCAATCTCGCTTGGGCAGTCTTACTTCCAAACTGACTAACGAGATCGAAAAGATGAACAAAGGAAGCACAGGCGGTGCTGACGAGAGACTATGGAAATTGGAAGTAGACAAAGCAGGTAACGGTTATGCCGTTATCAGATTCCTACCTGCACCTGATGGTGAGGAACTTCCTTGGGCAAAAGTATGGTCACATGCTTTTCAAGGACCAGGAGGTTGGTACATTGAGAACAGTCTGACTACATTAGGTCAGAAAGATCCTGTCTCTGAGTATAATAGGTTGCTTTGGAACAGTGGCAACGATGCTGATAAAGATCTAGCAAGAAAGCAAAAACGTAAACTATCATATATCTCAAACATATATGTGGTAAAGGATCCAACCAATCCACAAAACGAAGGTAAAGTATTCTTATACAAGTTCGGTAAAAAGATCTTTGATAAGATTACTGCAGCAATGCAACCTGAGTTCGAGGATGAGGAAGCAATTGATCCATTTGATTTTTGGCAAGGTGCTCACTTCAAGTTGAAAGCAAAGAACGTAGCAGGTTATCGTAATTACGATTCATCTGAGTTCTCTGCTGTATCACCATTACTTGACGATGATGATGCTCTTGAAGCAATTTGGAAGAAGCAGTATCCTCTTGCAGAGTTTACTGCTGCTGATCAGTTCAAATCATACGATGTATTGCAACAGCGTTTAGATTCAGTTCTAAACAATAAGCAAACTCGTGTTGCACCTGAAGTTGCAGATGAGGAGGAAGAAATAGTTACTGCTGAACCAGTAGCAGTTACTTCATCTCCTATTGTGAATAGTAAACAAGATGATGATGATGCTCTCAAATACTTTCAGCGTTTAGCAGAAGAGTAATGGAGTACGTCTCATTTGAAGAGACCATTGGAGTCTACGACGGAGATCAATCTGTCGTAGACTCTGCTTTATGTGAGGTCTATAAACTTAGGGATAAAGATCCAGTAAGTGATGGTAACTCTAACTATCTTGGATGGCAGAAAGATTTTGATCATCCAATCAAGAATGTAATTGAAAGAGAGTTTAGAAAATATATCACACACTACTGTATAGAAGAACCATACTGGTTGACATTTACCAAGTTCTTCTGTAATATAAATCCACCAGGTGCATCTAATACTATGCATCACCATACTGTTGGTGAATTTAGTGGGGCATTCTGGTTAAAAGCAGAGAAAAACTCAGGTGATCTTGTAGTAATGAATCCATTTTATAATAGATTCATGAATACTTGTATGATACCTCAGGGCAGAGATTACAATGCAAGATATTTTCAACCTCAACCTAACAAAGGTGTGTTCTTCAACAGTAATCTAATCCACTACGTTGACATCAACAGGTCAAATGAAGACAGGGTTTCGATTGCCTACCACATAGGAATCCATTATAACTGAGGCAAATTCGACTTTTAGTTTCAAATATTCGGGAAAAAAAACTCAGCATATTTTTTCCCCCTTAAGTTTTTTCCAAATATGTATAAAAACATCAGAATAATAAAAAAGAATATTGACGTAAAACCATTTTTGGACGAAATGGACATATCTGACTGGGATTGGGTAGCTAAACAGAAAGGTATTGGCGGTGATAAGAACCCATATGGATTTTTGCCATTAGTTTGGGCGAGTGTGAAAAGAGGAGAAGATCCACATGATGCTAATGGACAAAACAGGACTCCATTATACGATAAGTATAAGAAAGTTCAAGAATTTTGGAAAGAGAATAATATCACCAGAACTGGGCGAGCAGCATTTTTTAGACTAAGACCAGGAGGGAAGGTCAATAGTCATATTGATAAAGGGTTATATTACCAAGACAAGGATAGATATCACTTATCTTTACAAGGAGAGTACTTATATCGAGTTGGAGATGAAGAGATGTTGGTGAAACCAGGTACGTTTTTCTGGTTCTACAATAAAATACCTCACTCAGCGATAAACGTGGGTGAGGTTGATAGGTATACTCTTGTTTGGGATGTTCCTCATAATAAGAATAATCCACATCATAAGAGACGTACTAACGTGAAGAAAGGATTCTAAGATTTTCTCCTTTTTTCATTTTTTTATTGATATATTGTGAACTATCCTGATAAGTCATTATATCTCTCATATCTTCTTTTATGACTCCTATGTATTCTTTCCTAAGAAGCAATATTTCACGTTTTTTGTCATTTTGCTCTATTTCGTATTCGTAGTTAGATACAGATTTTACTAATTCACTACCAGAGATGTTTTCTATAGTTCCGTCCTGAGTGTAATTAAACGTAAAATCCTCATCAACCACTAGACCACCTTCCAGTATAACATTATCATCTAGGTCAAATTGTCTTATTGTCTCATAATGATGAATTTGAGTTAATTGTACAGTATCGTACTTATTCTCCAAATACCTCTGAAAGTCATATTGACTCATAGGCCATTCATCCTTTATATTGATGATATTATTAGATAATAGTACAATCCAGTCATAATCTTCTCTTTTGTATATTTCAAATGCTACATTATCTGGTCTATCATCACCAGTTACAGAATATGTGTTAAATGCAACAGCATTCTCAAAAAAGTCATCTCTAATTTTACCTCTTTTGAAGAGGTTTTTTGATAATTGTAAATCATTGCTAGAATTACGATCATTTGAGAATGATGGTAATAATACGTCTGGGAAAAGATCGAAATATGCCATTAGAATCCTACGTCATCCTCTGCGATTGTTGGAACTGAATTTGGAGTAGCACCTTCACTTCCTGTTGTTAGGTCACGGATGCTCTCATCTGGTTTATCTTCATAATCATTACCAAAGACAGGTGTTAGTTCAGTAAAGGTTAGTGCCATATTTGATGATATGGGTTGAGAACCTGCACTTGAATCTGCATATGCAGCCCACACACCTTCTGGAGTATAGTCAATTTCACATGCAGTAAGAGCACACATCTTAAACATATTTAAACTTTTTATTCTTTTCATTCCAGTCCTATAGGTAAGACGAAATACATTAGGAGAACTCAAGAAGATGCTACTACCTTCACTTTCATTAGCAAACGATGGTAACATACCTTGTTTGAAGAATCTCATAATTTTTCTTACCACTGCTGCTTCTCCTTCTTCTTGAGGTGCAAATTGGAAACTAAAGACAAAGTTTCTAAGTTGAGGACCATTGAATAGTAGTTCAAGGTTAGGGTTGATTGCATTACCTGTACTTCTTGTAATGAATTGGGCAGGGTCTACATTAATTCCTATTTTACCTAACGCTAATTTAGAAAGAGTTGCAGAAAGAATATCTCCTGATGCTCCACCATTCCTCATATCCTTTCTAACATGATCCAATGCTTTAGAAGCATCACCTAGTCCAGATTTGACCATACCTACTAAGTTTGTCTCACCTTGCAATAATCTACCTATTTCTCTTGATGCACCAAAGAAAGCACCTGCCTCTACAGCGTTTGCTTTAGCACCACCCCAACTAACACCATTACTTGATTTTATTTGGTTTGGTATTGGTAGTTTTACTGATCCTTGAGAAGATTTTGACGTATCAGGTGTTTGACCGCTAAAGTTTGTACCACCTGCTATATTACTTCCTCTAGGTATACCTTTTGTTAGGAAAGAACCTAAATTTCTACCTTTTGCAATAGGTATAGGATTTTCCTTAGTACCTTTGTTGAAAAAGGACATTCCTTGTTGAGGAGCTTGATACTTGAATGACTCAATAAACATGTGATCCATGTTTGATTCATTGTATCTTACATCTATTGGATAAGCTAACTGTACAGGTGGTTTACTTGGTTTCTTTCCTGTTATTTCTGCTGGTTTGACATCTTGGGATTTTTCCTCAACTTTTCCTTCCGTATTATTATTTGCATCAAATACTTGTTCAACATCCACACCTGTTAAATCTATACCAGATTCTGCAGCAGAATTTTCAAATAGAACTTCATTACCATTTTCAATTGCTTCATTACGTACGTCAGTTACTGCTGCTGCATATGCATTTTGTCTTTCTTGACTGTTTATTATTGATTTACCTTCTTCATCATTGGTATTCAACTTAAATGATCTAGTTCTTGTACTACGTTTAGTTTTTACATTTTTCTTGTAACTAGGTTCAAATGCTGGTTTTAGAAAGGTTCCGTTCTGAACATCTAAATTTAGAACTTCAGTATACTTTTGACCATTTACTGTATAAGAAATGCTTTTATAATTACTTTTTTGTTTTTCATTAGGACCTAAGTTTACGTTGTTGATACTTAGTACCGTAGAGTTACTATTATTAGTGTTTCTTTTTCTAGGTGCCATTACTGTATCCTCGCTTTACTTACAGGTATCTCAATACTTCCGAGATCTCTTACGAACTCTTCAATAGGTAAATTAAAGGCGGTTTCCCATTCTTCCATTGCAATATCCAAAAACAGTGTTTGCACATAGGATTTTAGGTATTTATGGTATCCCTTAGGAAGTTCTGCTGGATTTGCTTCATCTACCCATTCTGCAATCATTTCTCTTTCATCTGGAGCATAATAATGAAGGTTTACACCCCAAAATGCTGGTCCTTGAGATGCGATAACATAACATAACGGATTTCTATCATAAAACCTCAATTTTTCAGCAGTTTTTGCTCCATATTGGAATAACATCAAGTGTCCAGGTATAGGAGCACCTACAGTTTTTGATTTTGGGAAGGTATTTCTAAACTCCAAGTTCTTTCTCCGTTAGTATTTGAAACTGCCATTTTCTATCTTTACAGAATTCTTCTGCTGCAACCCACTTTGCTTGGTTTTTAGCATATTTCATTACTTCAGTGACATACTGTTTAGTTCTTGTTTTTTGTTTTTTGGGTTCTCTTACTTCTTTAGCAGGTTTTACTTCAATTACTTTTTCAAGTACTTTTCCTTTTCCATCTTTGTATTTGATATAAAAATCTGGGAAGTATCTGTGCATTCTGTTATCAATTGGTGATCTATATGGTATGATTATTTCTTCTGATGACCATCTAAGTATACTATTATTCTTATCACAATAATTCATAAATTTTAACTCCCAAAGTGATCTGTAAGTGATCTCTCTTGGGTCACCTTTATACTTTTTTCTATTAATTGGTTTGAACTTACCTTTATATGACATACATAGTATGTACGCATCTTGTATTTAGGATTGTTGTGGCAGTAGGTTCAAACACAAAATCAGTATGGACGTTTGATCAAAATAGGCAATTTTTACCAACTCAAGAACTTTATGAAGTAGTTTCTAAGTTTGGTAATATAACACCTGCGTTTAATAATAATTATGATGTATCATTTAATTTATCATCTGCATCTCAGCAACTGAAGCGATATATCTCTGACAGATCTTTTTATAAGGATGAGAAGGGTCTTGCCGATGCTGGTCAATATTTGGCATTATTTTGTTCAGAAGCAGTTCTTCCAGGATCACGTTTAGACGTTTTTCAGAGACAAGGTATAAGACAGGGAGTAAATCAAAAGTTTGCTGCTTATAGACAGTTTCCTGAGATTATATTGACTTGGTATTCTCAAAAAGATTATTATACTAATGATGTATTCAACTCATGGATGGAGTTTATTTCTCCAAATATAGATATTAATTCAAGTGGTAAGTATGGAAGTTATAGGAAATTAAATTATCCAAAATCCTATAAGGTTGATATGCAAGTGACAGCATTCAGTAAAGATACTACTGATAGGAATAATAGATTGACTCGTCATGGTGCATTTTCGCAACAGCAACCAAGTAGTATAACCTATCATATTGTAAATGCATTCCCTGTGAATATAGTTGCAGCACCTTTAGCATATGGTAGAGCAGAACTTGTAAAAACTACAATAACTTTTGCTTATGATATGTATGATATACTAAGAACATCTAGGATTGGAGGTGGAGTAGCATCTACACCACAAGGTATAATGCCACCAATCTACACTGGTTCTGGACAAGGTGGAGGATTTACTGAAAGTGATAGACCAAAGACACCTGCTATTAATAATGGTGAAAGTGAAAAGAAAGAAAATCGTGGATTCCTTGGATGGAGATCTTTTGTGGATTATACAATGAGGGATGCAACTGATTTAGATGGTATGGGAATGCAGACTGGTCCGTTTATCTGGTCTGGGAAGAAAAAATAGATCTATATATGCTTGCTAAATAAAGCTACTGAATAATTTACTATGCCATTACCAAAGGTCACTGCACCTACGTTTGAACTGAAACTGTTATCAACTGGAAAGACAATCAAATATAGACCATTCCTTGTGAAAGAGGAAAAGGCATTATTAATTGTTTTAGAAAATGGTACAGACAAGGATATTACTGCTACTTTAAAAGAAGTACTAAAAGCATGTATTATCACTCGTGGTGTGAAAGTTGAGGAATTACCTAGTTTTGAATTAGAGTATTTGTTCTTGAATGTTAGAGGTAAGTCAATAGGTGAAACTGTTGAACTCAATGTAACATGTCAGGATGACGGTGAAACTAAAGTACCACTAACGGTATCTTTATCTGATATAAAATTGCATGTTCCTGATGAACATACAGATATTATTGATTTGGGTGACGGTCTTTCTCTAAAGATGAAATATCCTTCAATGAAACAATTCTTAGAAAGTAATTTTCTAGTTTCAGATGCAGGTAGTAGTCAAGAAAGAATTGACTTAGCATTTAAGGCAGTAATTGAATGTATAGATCAAATTTATACAAGTGAAGAATCATGGGCAGCATCTGATTCAACTGAAAAAGAACTGCTAAAGTTTATTGAACAGTTGAACTCACAACAGTTTGGTAAGATTGAGAAATTCTTTGAGACAATGCCTAAGTTACAGTATAAGACTACTGTTACTAATCCTAACACTGATGTTGAAAATGATGTTGTAGTTGAGGGACTGGCAAATTTTTTCGCATAATGCTATATCATACAACCATAGAGAATACTATGGAGACTAACTTTGCGTTGATGCAACATCACAAATGGAGTCTAAGTGACATTGAAAATTTGATTCCTTGGGAAAAGGAAATTTATGTAAATTATTTGCTTAAGTATCTTGAGAAGCAAAGATTAGAAGCAAAGCAAGCAGAACACGCTAATGCAAACTCCTGGTAGAGTAGTACAATCTCAAACTCCTATGTTCTCTCCTTTGGGAGAGAGGATGGAGAATGCCAATACAAAGTTGATAGAGCGTAGTGAAGAAAGACTGAAAGATACAGGGATAAGTAGACAACAGACTAGACAACTTGGACGTATAATATTAGAATTTGAAAGATTGAATGGTACTATGAAGACCATGAGATCTGAAATACAACAAGATTTACGTGAGAGAAGAAAATATTATAAAGAAGAAAGGAAGATACTCAAGGAAGATTTAGAGAATACAAATCTATTCAAGACTGCTGCATTATTTGATGGACGTAAAAATCTAGCATTGCTATCTGGTGCTTTAGCATTGAAAGAGGCAAGTGATGGTGATGTTGGTGGAGCATTACAAGCAACAAGTGCTGCAGTAGGTTTATTATTACCTGAAATTATAAGTACTGTACTTGGTGTAATAGGATTAGGTACAGTTGCAGGTGGTGGTCGTGGAACACCCCGTGGTAATGTGGGTGGTGTGAGAGGTATGAGAGGTATGGGTGGTAAAGGTGGTATTATAACTGCTGCTATAATAGCAGCAAGTCTATTAGGTAGTAAGTTATTTGGAGGTGGTAATGCTGATACAAGAAGACAAGAAGGGGCACAACAAACAATAGCAGGTGTAAACACTATTAGTGAACCTGATGTTAATAGATTTAAGGTACAATTGAATAGGTTTGAGTCTATACTTGATGGTATGATGTCAGGTCCAAATCAAATTGGTCAATCTAAAAAAGGTAAGACAAATCCTCCAAGTGGACCTTTAGGAGCAGAAGGAAATAAACAATTAGATTCTGAGATAGGTGAAGCAACTGAAAAGGATGATTTTAGTAAAGGATTTGGATCAGGTGAAGTACAGGTTCCTAATACTCTCAATGATAGTTCAACCATAATACCACCATCTATTTCTGAACAAATCAATGATGGTAATATTATGCCATCCATGTTCACCCCAATAACTAAGGAAGATCTAGCTAGGGAAAGAGCATTAACAAATGAAACAATTGAAAAAAAGACTCCGATATTATCTAATACTTCAGAAGGAACATCTTCAGTATCGGAACCAACTACTAATGTAGTAACTCCAAAAAGAACATCATCAACAGAAGTATTAGATGAGATTAATAAAAGTTCTGATGGTGATACTTCTATGAATGTTTTGGATTCTAATGCTATCAAAGGTAGTTCTGGATCTGTTTCTGGAGTTGATGCATCAACTACTAATGCTTTAGCTAATCTTGATTTATCTGGTGGATCAGTAGATGATGATAAAAAAATAATGAAAGGGGAAGGTTGGCTTAGTAAACTTGATCCTAGAAAATGGTTTAAACAGAATCGTAATGAATCTGAGTCAGATAAGAGTGGGATGAGTAGTGATGATGTAAATGTAGTCAATAATCAACCAGAAGAAGGTTCAGGTGGTGGGTCAAACGTACCTGCATCTGGAGATGGACAAGTTCAAGTAAATGTTGATACTCGATATAGAGTCAATAGCGGTACATCAATTGATAAATTCGAGCATAATTCTGCAATAAATTCATATTCAACTTTTAGACCAGACTGATGACATTAGCTACAGTATCATCAAGAACTAAAATTATTTCTAATGCACTTGTTGCAGATATGAAAGCAACTTTTGCTGTGTCTAGAACTTTAGAAAGACAATCATTAGAACTCAAAAGAAAATTAGTAAAAGAAAGAAGAGTAGCATATGCTGCTCTTGCTAGTAGAGGTCGTGGAACTGATAAAGGTTTTGGTGCTGCTGATGGTTTATTAGGTGGTGCTTTAGGTATAAGAGGTCTAAGAATGGCAAGAAGGTTCCTCGGTGGTGGAGGAGGAACTGTAACTCGTGGTCGTGGAGGTGGAGGTGGTCCTAAATTTCCTAGATTACCTGGTAGAGGACCAAGGATAACTGGTGGAGGTGGAGGTAGATTTAGATTACCTAGATTAGGTGGAGGTGCAAGAATAACTGGTGGTGGTAATGCTCTTAGAGGTGCAAGGGTAGGTCCACTTGCTGTTGCATTTACTGCTTTAGATTTTGGTACTAGATTAGCAGATGGTCAAAATCTTACACAGGCTACTGTTGGTGCAGGTGGAGGATTGGCAGGTGCATTAGCAGGTGGTGCAACAGGTGCAAAGATAGGTGCAGCGATTGGTACATTCTTTGGACCAGGTATAGGTACTGCTATTGGTGGTGCTATAGGATTTGCTGGTGGTAGTATAATAGGTGGTATGGCAGGTAGTGGTATTGCTGATTTCCTTACAGGTGCTAATCGAAGAAGAGAATTTGAGACAAAGAGAACTATACAAATTTCTGCAAAAACTTCTTTCTCTGAAGCACAAGATAAATTTGATAGAGTATTGGATAAATTTGCTAAACTTGCTAGGAAAGGTATATTTTTAGGAATGATAGAGGATGATGATGAAGTTGGTCCTGAAATTGATGATATTATACCCATTAGAAGAAAACCTCGGTGGAGAAAATGGGTTGATAATATCGGATACACTGCTTTAGGGGTTGGATTAGCAACATTAGCAGTTGTTGGTCTTGTCAATATTTTTGATGGTCCTTTGAGTGAAACTGCTCTTGGTTTAGCTGCTAAACAGGCATTTATGAAAGCACCTTGGTTGAAGAGACTTTCATTTATAAAACACCACCGTCCAAAGTTTTGGTCAAGACCTGTTACTACTCCAAATATAATTAATAGGACAACTACACGTGCTACAAAGAAAATCCAAAAGAGGCTCAATAAGGTTGATAAAGACCAAATTACAATCAATAATCAAATTAGAGAAGGTGAGGCAAAGTTCCAAGAAGTTGGTGAGGCAATTACTAAACAAAGATTGGCAGAGTTGTTGGGATTAAGTAAGAAAACTTTGGAACCTAACTTTGGTAGAGGTATTCAGGGAAATGTATTAGATGTACCTAATACAAGTGGACCTTTAGGTGGATTATCAGGAATTGTAGGTAAGCAAGATGGTGGTGAAGTATCTGCAGGGGAACCAGTTGTTATAGGTGAGATTGAACCAGAATTATTCATTCCTGGTCAAGATGGTGTGATTGTTCCTGGTTCTGGTAGGCAAAAGGTATTGGTTATCAATAATGGTGGTACCATACAGAAAGTTCCTGTGAGTATGGGAAGTGGTGAAAGTTCAACACCAACACGTATGACTACTGATATATACTCGAACCTCGCTAAATATGCACAGTTCACAAGCTTACTAACAGTATGAATAAGAAGAAGCTTTGGACAAAAGGAACCAAGATTGAAAGGTTTGATATAGTTCCACAAGATAAACAAGGTGATTTTCTCAATATGTTGGGACAGATAGCATTCTTCAAGTATTATGAAGATGTATTTGATCCTTCTATTCATGTAACTATTCAATGTAATGATACTTTTGGATTTCTCAATAAGTTACCAATAAGAAGTGGTTCTGCAGTTAATTTGAAACTGACTCATCCAAGTAGTGAGGATGGTATAGAGTTTGATGTAAAAGAGGAACCTCTTGTTATAACAAATATAATGAATATTATGTCTGATCCTAAGAGGGAAGTATATGATTTAATTCTTGAAACAAAACATGCAGTATCTAATCATACCAGTAGGGTATGGGAAAAGTATAAGGGTAATATAGCAAATAGTGTAGAGAAAATTCTAAAGGATAAGTTAGAGATAAAGAAAGAAAGAATTTATACAGAGAAAACTAAAAATGATTATGAGTTTGTTGGTAATTATAGAAAACCGTTGAAAACAGTGATGGATTTGTGTCGTAAGTCTATCCCTGAGAAATCTGATGGTGATAGTGTAAAGAAAGGATCTTCTGGATTTCTATTTTATGAGACATTAGATGGATTTAGGTTTGAAAGTATTGATACAATATTATTGAGTGAACCTTTTGAGGAGAAGTATATTCTATCTGCTGATAAGAAAGAATTAGATCCTAAGGTTGCTAATTTCAAGGTTGCTGGAGAACCTAATTGGGATGAAAGTCACGATATAATCAAAAAACTCAGAGCAGGTGCATATAAAACTGCTAACTGGTATTTTGATTTGGTAACCAAGAAACCATTATTTGCTGATTTTTCTTATAAAGATTCTGTTGAAAAACATATGAAGAAGGCAAATGATGAGGAAGTGATACCAGAGGATTTTACTGATTTCTATTCTAGGATTATAGTTGGTGTAACTGACCAGGGTGCTATGACACCCAATGAGGATGGAAAGCAAACTAATACTCCACAAGATCAGGCAAAGTTTCAGGCTCAATCACATTCAAGATATTCATCATTGTTTTCTCAAACGTTAGATGTTACAATACCTATGAATCTGTCTTTAAGGGCAGGTACCATGATTGAACTTGAGTTTCCTGAACTAAATAATGACGAATCAGATAAGCGGAACTCCGCTTCTGGTAAGTATATGATTGCTCAATTATCACATGAAGTTGGTAATCCTACAGGTGACTTTACAGGTTTGACTTTGGTACGAGATTCTTTCCTATCTAAAGATTAATGACTACAAAAACTCCAGAACACGATCTCAATCATGAGGTCTATATTGATCCAAAGGATCATAAAGAACATGTCAATCATGGTATGATTGAATATAGTGAGAAAGATTTAGAAATGCA